GCGAGAGATAGAGAAGGACAGCAGAGCGATTTGGAAGCGGTCGATAAACTCGGTGTTGGCCGAGAGGGTGCCTTTCTCCTCCTCCAAAGCCACCGCTGCAAACTTCTGCACGGCGACTTCCTCGGACGGCAGTAGCGCGGACAAGGTGACGACATGCCCATCGAAGTGGCAGTCGATAGTCCCCTTGCCAACAGCACTGATGCTGGAGAAGGCTTGTTCGAGAGCTTGTAGGTTCAGCATTTGGACTTCCTATGCGTCGTGGAAGCCCCTGCTGCGGCATAAGACAGCGCAAGTGGTGTTGTCGGCACGAGAAGCACAGCGCAAGAGGTCTTGTCCACAGGGGCAGGCGGCGGGGAAGGTGTCTCCTCCCCCGCCTCATCCTACCGCAGGGCGTTAGCCGATGACGGCACCACCGCCAGTGGTGCCAAAGGTCGGGCCAGTGGTGAACGCACCACCGAGGTAGCGAATAGAGCCAAGCTGTCCGATGGTCGGGTCGTTGCCCGTCGCCAAGAACTCGCCGTAGGTCGAGTTGAAGTCGTGAACATCGCTGATGGTCACGCCGCCCGACTCCATGATTTGCCCAGCATCCTTCGAGAAGGTGGCCGACCAGCTATTGAACCAGCACGCCTCGTACATCGTGATGATGGCCGTGTGGCTACCCTGCGTCTGATCCTTTTGGCTCGTGTACACGCTCGGGTACTGGATCGCTGTCGTGCCGCCTTGGAAGCCACTCTGCTTGGCCCCAGTGTTCGGGATCCCACCATTCAGATCGAAGTCAGCCAGCGACGAGAACACCAACTGCTGCTCTACGTCAAAGGGCCAGCGGTGATGGCGCAACGAGCGCACAGGGCCATCTACGCCAGCGGCGTAGCCAGTGGTCTGCCACAGGTTCGACAGGTAGAGCAAAGCACGCTCGAACGTCGCCGTCGTCGCACCCGTAATCGACGGAACCAGTTCGGCAATCTTGTCGCCAAAGCCGATGCCTCGGAGTTCGTCGATGGTGCGGCTCTCGGTCGGTGCCCACGAGCTGACCACGCCAGCCTGAGACAGCGTGCCCTGATTGCCGTAAGCAGGAGTCAGCACACGCACCTTCTGCGACACAGCAGCGCGAGTGTTCGGGCTGGTGCCGTACTCGTACAGGTAGCTGGAGCCTTGCAAGCCCTGTGCGGGGGTATTGTCGGGGTTCTGGACTGCTGCCATCGTTTTGTCCTCTGCAAAGGGGGGTACGCCCTACCTGTGGGCGACAGATAGGCAAACTAGGAAGTCGGACACAGGGTAGATTTTTTGCGCTTAGTCCGCATCGAGATAGGATAGGGCTGCGGGTGAGGAGAGACCCGCTGAGGAGGCCAAGATGAAGTTGACCCAGAAGCAAGTCGAGTGGCTGGAGGACACCGTCGGTGCGGTGTTCGTCGTCGGGTTTCCCCTCGTGATGTTCGTCCTGCTCGACGCCATCGTAGGGTAGGGTTAGATACGGAGCGGTCGCACAACCCCTGTAGCGTCAAGACCACCCCTTCCCCTAACCCTCACAAACATCCTTCCATTAGCCATGCCGCTGGCATAGCGTCCACCGAGACCGCAATCTAGGCCCAGCCATCGTCAGGGGGTGGCTGGGCCGCTCTCGTTTTGGGGAAACCCAAGCCCCTCCCCCCGACCGAGGGTGTTAGTCGGGGGGAGGGGCCACGCCTTTACTGCGCCGAGAGGTTCGAGCGCAGATTGAAGGTGATCACGATGTAGAGCAGCGGGAACACGGGCTGATAGAACGCCTCGACGTTCGCCACCGTCGGGTCATCGGGGGCGATGTTGGCACGGATGCCCGTGTAGGCGTTGACGATCTGTGCCGCCACCATGTTCTTGAACATCATCGCGAGGCGACCCTCGATCTGGCTCAACACACCCGGCAGGAACTTGATGCCGATGAAGTTTGCCAGCACCAGACGCGAGTTCTGCTGAACGTAGTCAGCAATCTGCACGATGGTCGGCAACTTGGTCAGGACATTCGACATGTCGGTGGTCAAGCCGTGGCGCACCTTGAGGAACGGCGGGGCGTCCTCGATGATGGTGACGCCGCGAATGGCCGTCTGGTTCTGCTGCACAGCGTCGAGCTTGCGGCCCAACTGGGTGAAACCGACAAGCTGGGCGTTCGTCCACGGAGTCGCCACATCGAAGTTCGGGCTGGCGCGGTTACCCGCCATAGCCGCTGCGATGTAGTAACCCTCGACCAGATACTCCTGCCGAGTGCCAACCGCGTTGGTAATCGTCAGGGTAGCCGTGTCGGGGTACACGATACGCATACGAGTGTTGCCCAGCAGTTGCGCCAGTGTCTGCACTTGCGGCGGGGTGGTGCCCGCTGCCATGCCGATGATGGCCGTCCGCTCGTTCTGGTAACGGATGCTCGACTGCACGCTGACGTTGCGGCTCAGGTACTGGAAGAACTCCGTCGAGTCGCCGCGCAGAGGCACGATGATGTCAGGCTTGACGTTGCCCGGCAGCGGCGTACTCAAGCTGTCCAGCACGTCGCGGTAAGTCGTCAGGCTGGCGAAGTCCGTACCCGGCACCTTCTGCGTCTGGGCGATGCCCACCAGAACCGCGCCGTTGAGGATGGCGAGGTACGCAGCCAGAGTGACAGGGTTGTCGGGCGACAGGGCACCGAAAACCTGCTCGACAGTCGCCAAGCGGCTGTAGAGCGAAGGCGTGAAGTCCTGCTTGGTGTAGTTGTAGGTGACGTAGTACAAGTCGCCAATCGCAGGCTCGTTGCCACCACGCTTGAACGTGCTGACCGTGCCGACGTTGCCCGACGCCGTGCCCAGCGTATCCGTCACGATCAACTCGACACCCGGCAACTGCACAGGGATCGTGCCGTCCGTAACGAACGTGCTAGAGCAGTTGAAGCGGAAGGTCTGACCCGCAGGGTAGGCCAAGCCACCCTCGCGCTCCAGAATGGTGAAGGTCAGACCCGTCACCTCGTCAACGTAGGTCTGGTTGATCGTGCCGTCCTGACCCGTACCGCTGTTGAGGTACGAGGTGTTGGCCGAGCCAGAGCCACCCGGAATCGAGGAGGTCACGGTAAAGCCGTTGAGGGTCGCCTCGCCAGTGACGAAAGTGCCCGCCGAGGTCAACAAGCCCGTGCCCTGACGCAGCGCATCATCCGTCGTCGAAACGAAGTCGATACGGCTGCTCGCGCCCACCGAGTTCGACTCGACGTACAGGTAGTTGATGTTGTTGATGTCCGCAACCACCTGAGCCACGCCCTCGCCAGCGAAGGTGTTGGCCGCAGCAGTGGCCACCGGGAACTTGGCCCCAGTGTTCGCCATCAAGGCCGAGACCAGCTTGGAGGCACTGACCAGAGTGCGGCTCGCCGTCGTACCCGCGACAAAGCCGAGGGTCGCGTTGGCGGTGCCACCACCGATGACCACCGCGCTGTTGACGTTCGACGAAACCGAGGTCAGACGAATACCGACACCCTCGCGGCGGCACATCTGGCTGTTGCGAACCGTCGTGATGTTGCCGAAAGGCGTACCAGTCAAGTTGGCAAGCGCAGAGTTGATCTGCGCCAGCACGCTGGTCGGCTCGCCGGGGCCGGGGGTGTAGCTGGAGAACACCGTGTTGTCACCAAGCGGAGTCAGGATGCCTGTACCGCTCGCGGTGAACGAGACGGCAACCGTGTTGCCGTCAACCTCAAAGAGGAACACGTTGTTGGCAGCTTCCGTGCCCGAGCCGTCGTAGAAAGTCACCGACAACTCGCCGTTGTAAGCGGCAACGCCAGAGAACTGCGTAGTCGAAGGCAGCGAGGCCGACAACGAAGCAGGCTGGATGGTCGCCTTGTTGGTCGCCTGAGCAGTCTGGCCAGTGACCAGACCCGCCTTGGCATTGCCTGCGCCGCCCTGCACGGTGATGCCACACTGGCTCAGGACGTTGAACGCCGCCATGTTGCCGTAGGTCGAGACCGACGAGTAAGCACCAAGTCCGGGCGAGATGCGTCCACGGATGACCAGACGGTCATACAGCAGCGCACCTGTGGTCGTGGTGGTGTAGCGACGTGAGATGGGGCCGCAGAAGTACTTGGCCGCAGGGCCGTCCGCTGCTCCAGTGTCGATGCCCGCGATGACCGCAAACTCACGGTCAGCGGCGACGTTGTCCACGAACTGGAAGTAGCCACCGTTCGTGGCACCACCAGCTTGGAAGGCTTCGCGACGGAACGTAAAGAGCAACTGATTGCCCGACGAAGCCGACACATCGACTTGTGGCAACCGCCAGTCAGCCGTGGGGCCGTTGCCGCCGTTGAAGCCAGCCGTGCCGTCAAGCTGCGTCTGAATCTGCGCGGCCAGAGCGGCTGCCGTGGCGTAAGTGGCGGGAGTCAGCGTGATGGTTTCCGTGGTCGTCACGGGAACCGCTTGGCTGTCCGTATAGGTAATCGTCAGGCGGTCGTTGACACCCACGCTGATGGTGTACCCAGCCGAGAACACCGTCGAAGCCGTCATCTTCACGCGATTGGAGGGGTTGTGCAGATAGTATCCCTGACCAATCTCTGGGGTGTTGCCACCGCCAGCCGTCCAAGTAGACGCAACCGTGAACGTCGCCACGCCAGCAGCGTAGCTGTAAGCCGTCACTGTGCGCTTCTGACCCACCTCGACACCGACGCCGGGGTCGGTGTTCATGATGATTTCCCACCCGACGTAGTAGTCGGTCGTGGTGTTCAGAGACGCCGTGGTGTCCGTGAGCGTGGTGGTCGTCGCACCGCCGTTCGCCTGTCCGTTGAAGCCCTCCGCTTCGATGTTGAGGGCACTCGCGAACGCCGCTACCGTCAACGAGCTTGCCGCAGGAACCGTGGGGGTCAGCGAAACGCCGTCCACGATGATGGCCAGATTGTTGTTGGTGCTGTCGAGCGTGTAGGTCACACCGCCAGTGGTGTCGTCGTAGGTCACGGGCGAGCCGACGAGAGTCGCACAGATGCCCGAGTCCAACGTGCCCGCACCCGCCTGCGGCGAAGCAAGATCAACAGCGGTCATCGCGCCGATGCTGTCGAACTTGATGAACAAGTTGTCCGATGCACCCTCGACGAAGGAGTACAGTTCGCTGCCCTCGACCGCAATCGAGGCGGGGGTCGCCTGACGAGTCTTGAAGGTCACCGTCACGATTTCATTGATCGGGCCGACGAACAAGCTGCTACCCGAAGCCTGATAGCGGGCACCCGCGTAGAACTCAGAGCCGCTCGGGAAGTTGATCGAGATGCCAGTCAGGCCAGCGGACTTCGTGTTGGGATTGAAGGTCGCGCTGTAGGTGTAGTTGCCGTCAGCGTCAGCCACCGTGTAGGTGCCAATGCCACCCGCGCCGGGGATGCCCACCGTCAGCAGATACTCCTTGTCCACAAGCAAGTTGTAGTAGAAGTCTGCCCAGACCGAGGCACCCGCAGGGATCGGCTCGGCCAGCGTGATGGTGCTGGTCTCGCTCTCGACCTTGGTAACCGTCACGGCACCACGCTCCAGAGCGTCTTGCAAGCTGTAGCCCCAGTAAGCCGTCACGAGGTCGGGGCGGTCAGTCGGAAGGTCGATGCGACCATTGCTGACCGACTGGAACAGCGACGTACCCAGCGGGCTGTTGCGACCGTTACCAGTGGTGGGCTGGTACGGAAGCTGGAAGGTCGTGCTGGTCAGCGTCGTGCAGGGGGCTGCGAAGTACTGGTAGTCCACCAGCGTGCCGCTGATTTGGGTCGAGCCA